GCGGCAACAAAATGAAAAATGCGCAAATGTCCCTTCAAACACCGAATGACCCCTTATGGTACGTTTTAGCGACCGAACCGCAACGCGAAGCAACAGCGACGGCGGGCTTACTCGGGCGGAATATTCCGGCGTATTGCCCGCAGGAACCGAAAAGCGTGCGCGTCAACCGCTACAAGCGGCGCGTGGTCATGCGCCCGATGCTGACAGGTTATATTTTCGCGGGCTGGAACGGATCACCCGAACAATGGGCGCATATTCACGGCGTCATCGGTGCGCGCCGGGTGTTGCAAGTCAACGATCGCCCGGCACCGGTGCCGGATGCCGCCTTGAATTTTCTTCGCCAGCGTGAAGCCGAAGGCATGACCGATTTCACCAAGCGCAAAAAGCGCACGCTTGCTGTTGCGATTGGTGATTGGGTGCAAGTGCTCGACCATTTCGCCTTCACCGGTCTATTCGGTTGCGTGGTCGGATTGCTTGACGGCAAAGACCGAATAAGCTTACACGTGGAAATCTTCGGACGGCAAACGCTGGTCAGCGTGTCCGTCAATCAGGTGCGGGCGCTTTGATGTTCAAGGTGCAACCGTTACCGATTGCGAAGCTTGCGCAAAAAAAATTCATCAGCTTTGGCCCGCCTCGCGCGGCCAAAGACCCCAAGGCGCAAACTAGGAAACCCACCTTGCCCAAATCGTGTGTGCCCAAGCGCCTTGGGGTTCTATTTGCATGCGTAAACGTAAAACAGCACATCAGCGTGGTTACACCCGGCGATGGGCGCGTGCGCGTGCGATCTATCTGAAAAATCATCCACTGTGTGCGATGTGTTTGAAGCTAAGGCCACCACGGCACGAACGCGCAACCGTTGTTGATCACATAATCCCGCACAAAGACGATTTGATTTTGTTTTGGTCGCAACTGAATTGGCAACCGCTTTGCAAGATGCACCATGACGCAACGAAGCAATCCGAAGACCGGCAAGGTTTCAGCGGCGAAGTCGGAAACGATGGATGGCCGATCGATCCCAAGCACCCTGTCAACCACCAACGATGAAGCGCCGTTGGTGGTCGGTGAAAGCTATGCGGTGCCGAAAGGCGCTGTTGCTTTCATCGATGCACAAAACAGGGTTGTGCAAAAGCGGTGGCTGGTTGATGCGTTCGCCATGCCGCTACCGACCGGCGCTTATATGATCGTCATGAACCCTGATGATTATTCAATGTGGGAACGTCACGCGCTTAAGTGCGGCCTAGCGTGTCGGCTGAATTAGCAATGGTGGTGGATAGCGTCATAACGGTGATTATCTATTTGATCATCGTCACGCTGTTGTTGTTCGCTTTGTATGCAACCACCAGCATGACGAATATTCCCGAACCCAGCCGCCGTATCGTGCGCGTGATCATGGTGGTGGTGGTGGTCGGTGCGGTGTTGCTGGTGGCGCTCGGGCTGGTCGGTTTGCTTCCGCTTGCTATCGATGTGCCGTGAACCGCAGCGATCGCGCGTGACGCGTGCCAAGGGCGGTGGGGGGCACGGAAAAAAATCCAATCGCCGCAATCGGAAGACCGGTGGGGCAGTCGCACTTTGCTAATCGCTCCCTAGGACTGTGATCCTTAAGGTACCCTGCAATGAAGCTTCGTGGTCGCGATAGTGCCGCCGCGCTGGCGATCGTTCCCAAGCACGGCGTGCTTGATCGGATCGAACGCCCGCGCGCGCCGATTTTTCTGACGGAAGCGCAAGCCGAAGAATGGCACGCCGTTGTTGATGCGGTTGCCGCTGATTGGTTTGGCCGGGAAAGTCATCCGCTGTTGTTGCAATACGTTCGGCATGCGGTTGCGTCCAATCGGATCGCGGTTGAAATCGAAAACGTTTTGGCCGCGCCGGTGTTTGACGGCGAAGCTTATGACGCACTGTTGAAGATGCAATTGCGGGAAAGCCGCGCGCTGATCGCGCTGGCAACCGCGCTTCGGCTTTCGCAGCAATCCGCTTATGACAAAACGAAAAAGCGCCAACCGCACCGCAAGTTGCCGTGGGAAGACAACGACTAAGCCCGCTGAAACCCGCGCCGAACGCAACACCCGCTGGATCGAAAAATATTGCCGCGTGCCCGAAGGCCGGTTTGTTGGTCGGCCTTTGAAGCTTGCGCCGTTCATGCGCGACGATTTGCGCGCGATTTATGACAATCCGCACGGCACGCGGCGCGCGATCATCAGCCGTGGCCGCAAGAACGCCAAGACCGTGGAAGCGGCGCTGATCCTGTTGTTGCATTTGTGCGGGCCGGAAGCGCGGCCAAATTCGCAATTGAATTCCGCCGCGCAATCGCGCGATCAAGCCGCCATCCTGTTTGCGCTGGCGGCGAAAATGGTGCGGCTCAATCCCGATCTAAATTCATTCGTGGTTGTGCGCGACACCGCCAAGCAATTGTTTTGCCCGCAACTCGGCACGCTTTACCGCGCGTTGTCGGCGGATGCGACAACGGCTTTCGGTTTGTCACCGGCGCTGATCGTGCATGACGAATTGGGCCAGGTACGTGGCCCGCGATCCGATCTTTACGAAGCGTTGGAAACCGCGACGGCGGCGCAAGACGAACCGTTGTCGGTGATCATATCGACGCAAGCGCCAACCGATGCCGACTTGTTGTCGGTGCTGATCGATGACGCCTTGGCGGGCCACGATCCGCGCACGGTGTGCCGGATCGATCGCGCGCCCGCCGATGCCGACGCTTTCAGTGAAGACGCGATCCGCGCGGCCAATCCCGCGTTTGATTTTTTCATGAACAAGCCCGAAGTGCTGGCAATGGCGGCTGACGCGCACCGCATGCCCAGCCGCGAAGCGGAATTCAGGAACCTTGTTCTCAATCAGCGTGTGGAAGCCTCGACGCCGTTTATTTCGCGCACGGTGTGGGCGGCTTGTCACGCCAAGCCAAAGCCGATCGATCGCGTGCCGGTTTACGGCGGGCTTGATTTGTCGGCGGTGTCGGATTTGACGGCGCTGGTGCTGATCGGAAAAGTGGATGACGTTTGGCAAGTGCACCCGACTTTCTGGTTGCCGCTGGAAGGCTTGGCCGACAAGGCGCGGATTGACAGGGTTCCTTATGATCTTTGGCACAAGCAAGGCCATTTATTCGCCGCGCCGGGCCGAAGCGTCGATTATGAATTCGTGGCCGGTTACCTTCGCGGTGTGTTTGATCGTCACGATGTGCGCAAAATCGCATTCGACCGTTGGGCTTTCGTGCATTTGAAGCCGTGGCTCTTGCGCGCCGGGTTCACCGAACTGGAAATTGAAAACTATTTCGTTGAATACGGCCAAGGCACCAAATCGATGACGCCCGCGTTGCGTGACCTCGAAGGCGAATTGCAAAACAAGCGCATTGCGCACGGCAATCACCCGGTGCTGACGATGTGCGCGGCCAATGCGGTGGTGGTCGGCCAAGCCGACGCGCGCAAGCTGGCGAAGGACAAAAGCGCGGGCCGGATTGACGGCATGGTGGCTTTGGCGATGGCGTTTGGTGCCGCGCCGGTGGCGGAAAAGACCGTTGACGTTTTCGCGATGATCGCGTGATGACATGCGCCCGATCTATTGGATTGGCATTTCAGTGGTCATGTGGCTGGCAATCTTCGCGGTGATGCGCGAAGCGTGGCCGCAATCGCAACCGTGTGTCAGCGCCGATGACCGCGAACACATCCGCGACCTGATGTTGGATGGATTGGACGCCGCGCTTAAACAGCAAACGCAACAGCTTTTCGCGGTGCTGATGAAAGACCGCACGGGCCAACCCAGCCGCGCCATTGCTGGCATGCAACCGGCGATAACCGCTTACATCAACGGGCGCGGGCTGGCGTTGCGCTGGTCGCCACCGGACTGTTGAACAAATCTCCCGCGCACTTGGCCGCACCGTTTGCAAGCGCGGTGCGGCCTTCGTGCTGTCGGCTATTTGAAGCGCGCGGCAACGGTGGCGATCGTCGGACCCGGCTCACCCGTGTCAGCGTCAATGATCGCGGTCGGCGCAAACAGCTTGAAGCGTTCACGCCGCGCGGCGCGCTCGACCACAACGCCGCTGGCGAAGCGCCAAAGATACCCGTTGTGATTGTTCAAGACTTCCGGGCCTTCAAAGATTGATGGCTTGATCCCGCAGCACTCGGCATCAATTTGGAATTGAAGATTGCTTTGGTGTTCCGACGCGTTGCGCATGCGGCAAAAGTTTTCCAGTTGCTCTTTTGTCGGTGTCTTCGTCAGTGGCTTTTGCATGGTTTGCTCTTGTGGTTGCTAATGTTGATCGCCAATCGATCAAACAACAGCATTATAGCAAATCGACTTTCGCTCTATTGTTGCTCGCGGCAAACATCAATGACTTAGCGGTGATGGTCGCGCTGTTTGCCTAAGCGTTGCGTGAAACAATTTGTGATTTGGTCGGCTTTCACATCAACGGGTGATGCATGGGACTTCGGGCGGAACAAGGACACCTAACGACACTTGACGCGCGCTTTGAAAAACAGCGCAAAGCCACCGTGCCGGGCATGGCGCATTTCGCGAAGTCAGGACCGGCGGGCAAGACCTGCCGCGAATGTTTCCATTGGGACGGTTGCGGCGAAGGTGACGGTTATCATTCGATCAACGGCAGATATCGCGGCGCGTTGAAGCCGCGCGCGTGCAACAAGTATCGCGAATTGATGGGCGCGACCGGGAACGCGATCCCGCACCAAACCGCCGCATGCAAATATTTTGAAGTCAACGATGACCCGCCGGTGGTGGCGCGCAAGGAATAACCGTCATGGGGGTTCTTTGCACCCGGCTGGTAATGCTGCAAATGAATTTGGCAATTGAAGTTGCCAAATTGCGCAACGCGAAAGCGTTGGAAAATGGTTGCGCGCCGGGCAACAAACAGCCGCCGGAAAATACTTTGCGCGACGATATCAACGGCGCAATGGGGGAATTGGTTGTTGCCAAATATCTAAATCACTATTGGGACGGCACCCAGCGCGATTTGGATGCGCCCGATGTTGGCCCTTATGAAGTGCGCACCAACGGCACGCGGCGTTTCCGCGATTTGCGTTTGCAACCCGAAGACTATGACGACCGGATTTTTATTTCAGTAGTCGGCTTTTGTCCGAAATTCCAAATCCTCGGTTGGATCGCTGGCATTGATGGCAAGGTTTCCGACAACTGGAAAGAACTAGCGCCGGATCGCCCGTGCTTTTGCGTTAAACCCGAAGACTTGCATCCAATGGACACGTTGCCTTCGCTTGAACAAGCATGGGCAGCGCCGTCACTCGCGCGATATCGGCCCGCGCAACTGATGAAGCGCACGGCCTAAGCGAAAGCCAATCCCATGACGATAATGCGCAAGGTGACGGTGGCAAAAGCCACCGCCGAAGATGATTTGCAATTCGTTCTTTCGGACGAAACGAAAGACCGCTTTGGCGATGTGATTGAAGCCGATGGTTGGCAGCTTGCCAACTTCACAAAGAACCCGATCGCTTTATTTGGTCACAACAGCGCCTTCCCGATCGGCATTTGGGAAAATGTGCGCGTCAAGGGCAAGCAACTATTGGGCAAGCTTGTGCTGGCGAAGAAAGGTACAAGCGATCGCATCGATGAAATTATCAAGCTTGTTGAACAAGGCATTTTGCGCGCGGTGTCGGTTGGTTTCGATCCGATTGAACGCGAAGCCTTGAAGGACAACAGCGGAATTTTATTCAAGCAACAGGAATTGCTTGAAGTTTCGCTTGTCAGCGTGCCCGCAAATCCGCAGGCGATCATGCTGGCGCGCGCACTCGGAACATCCGACGAAACAATTGGCATCGTGTTTGGCGAGCAAGCCAAGAAAACACGCGCGCCGATTTCTCTCGGCTCACATGGCGGGCACGCCGGAATTCATTTGCACAAAGGTGCGAAGATGAAAACCCTAGCCGAACAAATTCAGGAACGGCAAAGCCACCTGATCGCATTGAAGGACCAATTGACCGCGCATGTTGCGGCGATCGGTGACGAACCCGACGAAACGCAAACCGCCATGACCGACGAATTGTCGGGCAAGGTGCAAAAGGCGCAAGACGCGTTGCAATCGTTGCAGCGTGCCGAACAAGCCTTGATCGCAACCGCACCGCTCGCGCCCGCCAACATCGGCAAGGGCGGGCCGTTGTGGGACCCGAAGCGGCCTTTCGCCGTTGCCGCCAAGAAAGTTGCACCGGCGGATTTGGTGACGCGCACGCTGGTCGCGCTGGTTGTCAGCAAGGCGCGCCAAGGCCAATGCACGCTTGAACAAGCAATGGCCGAACGCTACGGCGAAGACGGCAAGATTGATGACGCAACAAAAGCCGTCATGCGGGCGCTAACGCGACCGGATGGCGTGCACTTCGCTGACGTTGTGCAACGCGCGGCCTCGGCACCCGCCGACACCGTGACTTCGGGTTGGGCTTCGCAACTGGTGGAAACATCGGTGCAAGGCTTTATGGAATTGCTGATCCCGGCAAGCGTTTATCCCGGCTTAAGCGCGCGCGGCTTGCGCGTTTCGTTCGGGCGATCCGGCATCATTTCAATTCCGACGCGCGCCGCAACGCCGACGATTGCCGGATCATTCGTTGGTCAGGGTTCGCCTATTCCCGTGCGGCAAGGCGCATTTTCAAGTCAAACCCTGACGCCCAAAAAGCTGGCGGTCATTTCGACCTTCACGCGTGAAATTGCCGAACATTCAACACCGGCAATTGAAGGCTTGATCAAGAACGCCATGCAGGAAGACACATCGGTTGCACTTGATACGGTGTTGTTGGACGCCACCGCCGCAACCGCGATCCGACCCGCAGGCATTCGCGCCGG